ATTGCAGTACTTAATTCACCGTTAACAATAAATCCACGACTATCAGTGATCATCGGTGCGCCTTCAATTGTTTTTGTAGTGGCTAATTCTTTTACGATTGCTTGGATGGATGATCTGCCTGATATAACTCTTGTTACATTTGTTTTCTGAACTAATCTCTTTGCTAAATTGACCGGATAACCTTTACCCAGTCCAGACTCTCCTAAAAGCATCACATAAATATTTGGTTTATAAATTAAATCTCCTTTAAGAGTAGGTAGATAGTAATTATTGCCTGCACTGGCACTTATACAACATAACAAACTCCACCACATCCAGCTTTCGGGAGTTTCTACGTGTTGGTTCTCTGCTACAAGGGATTCAACCCAGTTAAGCTTTTTGGGCATTATTAATCAGATTGATTAATCGCTCTCTAAGTTCCCATGCCATTTTCTGATCGTCAATAATTACCATCGAATTACTAATCATCTTATGTAGTAACTTAGCTTCGTAAACTGTTAATTCTAATTGAATTTTAAGGTCTTCCAATTTTACCTCTTATTTGTGCAATAGACAATAAACGCTCGAAGTAATTATTAGGAACATTCTGCCCTGCTGTTCCTACAACAAGAACATGAAAATTAGAACGAGCATATAATATTTCTATAGTTTCAGGATAGAACCATTCATTATCAGCAAGAAACTGCCCCTTAGCAAATGTATATGCCTCAAATGAGTTACCAGCAATTAAACAAATCACTCTTCCTCCCGAATTCTATCTCTGATTGATTGAAGTCTTTTTGAAACACTCTTCCAATTAACAACTGTAAACTTCTCTTTATTAGTGTAGATTTGATACAGCAAATCTTGAAGGAAGTTAGTTTCTGCTATTATTTCTTTAAGTCTTGTTGGTCTGTACTTCACTTTTTAATAACCAATTCAGCTTCAACAATTTCGATATCTTCTTGTTTTCTATCATCTTTCTTATCAATAGTAGTATAATCGTCCTCTCCGTCAGTAGTTGTATATCCAGCAAATTCAGCATTTTGAGTTATAAACCAACTCCTATAAGCAATCTTAGCCGCTACTAGATTACTGAAGACTCTGATATGATTAGTCTCCTGGTGAGCCTTCTTTTCAGTGTTGCTTGGATTCCAATGAGAGTATCCTTTATTACGTCGAAATAATGGCATGAATTTACCTGTAGCTTTATGTCTGATTACAAAAACAATTCTTGAAACTTCTATCAAATCTTCACCTTCTTGAAATCACCATAATTCTTCTCTGCTACTTCTACTTCACATGGAATAACAAGCTTATAATCACGTTTTAGAGTACAGTATGTTTTAAAATCAATTGGAACCTCAAAGTATTTTTTCATTAACTTAGCATACGGTTCCCAGTTATTTTTGGGAACTTGCATAGTTAATGAATCGTGATTCTCTGAGAGCCACATCATATTAACATCGCCATTCAATTCCTCTTCAATCTTAAGAGCAGCTCCCTGAACTAAATGAGCTACGGTTCTCTGAGGAATATTAGCATATCCTTCCTTATATAAGTCATCATCCATACGTCCGTTGAAGATTCGTAATCCTCCAAAAGGATCAATTAAATTTCTTGTACTTTGTAATGCTTCAATAATATCTCTATGGAAGACGCCTCTAATTTTTGGAGATGCTGCGTGAAATTGTTCGAGCATCTTACCAGCTTTCCACTCAGATACATTCATATTAATTTCAAATTTTTGAGCGTCAGTGTTTAACTCTTGCATAAATCTACCTTTACCCATATTATAATTACCTGCATGACGAACCTTTTTACCGCAGAATCGTTCAGGTCCATCTTTTAGGATATCATCTACTAAATTAATTCTACCGGTAGTAAGAATAAGACTACTACAATAACCAAATATCAATCCAGCCGTCCTACGGTGAATGTCGATCTCGTCAAATGCTTTGAGTAGCTCCCAATCTTCACTAAGAACGGCTACTACTCTAGCTTCAGCTTGAGAACTATCCGCTTGGAGAAAGATGGTACCCTCATCTGGTATGAACATGCTCCGTATATCTTTAGCGAGGCGACCATGCTTTGAAATTGTATGGAATGCAAGTCCAATCTTTCTTGGGCGCACTGGCTTGTCAAGTATTCCTGTAGAACTTCGTGTAGTTTCTGTTGCTGAGATATTGAAAGACGTTTTGCACCGTCCATCATAATCTGGATGGAAGTTAATGTATCTACTCTTCTGATCTCTAATTCTACGCTCTTCGAGGATGTCGGTAAGAATGTCTTTATGTTCTTTTTTCTTGGCATGATTCCCTAACAATGCAACAATAGAATCTTCAGAAGTGGGATTCTTCTTTCTAATCTTAAATCCCATTTCTTTATATAGAAGATTAAACATCTGAGGATAAGATTTAACATTTAATTCGTATCCTAATCCAACGGCAATTCTCTCATGAACAACCCTAGCCATTTCGGTGTAACGAACGGCTAGTTCTTTCTTACGAGAGTCATCAACTCTGAAACCATTATTCTCCATATTTAAATAGAACTTATGTTTCTTCATCATATAATTATAATAATAATTCATTAAGTCTAATCCGTAAGTCTTACCGAGTTCTTTTAAGTCTTCATCTTGAACTTCATCAACTTCAAATTCTACAGCACAATCTTTAGCATTGTACTTGAAGAGATTCTCAATTGGACTCCTGCCTAACCTGAATTCTTTACCTTCTGATTTATAATATGGTTCTCTAGTCCACAGTGAACTAACTACCAGAAGACTCTTCATTGGAAGCTCAGGAAAAATAACTCTTGTCTTGATTAGAGTGTCTGAATATACGTTCAGATTTTGAAACCCAATCAAATTCTGTTTAAATTCATCATATTTCATATTATGCCCAATTAATTTAAGTCTGTTAAAGTTCTCTTGAAGTAGCCTCCATATTTCAGCCATCTCCTTATTGCCCATATCAGTTAGTTTATGGGGACCAATATTACGTAGTAGTGGAAATGACATTGCATGATGCTTATTGAATGCAAATCCAGTACACACTGGCATACAATTAATTGATTCAATATCGTTAGCTGCTAAATCTAAATTCTTATACTTCTCGAAGAATCGATAAGCTTGAAGACTTGAATGACAAACTTCTAATTCTCTAAACGGTAAATCAAATTTTCTACTTTTTGATTCGTCAACGGCTCGAACTACGTCAGATTGAATTACCTTTAACCATGTAAAAGCTAATCCACCCTTCTGCTCTCCACCCTCAAATCTACTCAGTAAAGCTGCTGGATGAATTGTAGGAACTACCTTCGTGACTCCATCCTTAGCTAGTAGAATACTACCTCGGCAGTCCATAATATCTGAATAGTCGGTGACTGCATTTAATGCAACTTCACCAACAGCCAGAATACACTTTGGTCTAAGTGCTCTAATCTCATTCCAGAGATTCTCTACTTCATCTTCTAGTTTTACATCAATGAGATGTAATTGATCAATATCATTCATCGGAGGCTGATAGCGGCAAGTATTAGCTATGAATACTTCACTACGACGGATTCCTGCTAATCTTAGACAATCATTAAGTAACTCACCAGAAGGACCAACAAAATTTAATTGCGCTTCAACTTCAGCATTACCTGGAAATTGGCCTACAACCATTAAATCTGGTTCTAATGGTCCTTTATTCTCTACAAATCTTTTCATCAGTCTACGCTAACAGTCTACGCTAACCCAATAGAAATTATAAGCTCTGTATTTATCATCAGGATCAACTCGTTCACCTGGCTGATTAAGCCACTCTTCAAATGTTGCTTCTCTTATAATCCTACATGGAACTGGGTTATATCCAGTATTATCTTTAACTTTAGTTACATCTCCAGCCTTATACTTATGTGACGTAATCATTACCACCATAATTAATGAACGTTATTAGTTGTAGGATTAGAATTAGAATTAGAATTAGATTCATCTTCTGAGTCTTTAGATAAATGTTTAAAATTAGGATTATTTTCAATCTGATCATTAAAATAGAATCCTATTCTATCCATCCAACAAACTGAGCATCCATCACTGAATAAATGTAATTCTCTAGTTGCAGCAAAATCAACAGCCAGAAAAACTGAAATATCTTTAGTATCTAATCCATAAGCAGCAACCAATTCTTGAAATGCTGTAATAAAGGTCTTAAATTTAGCTCCGTTGATATCAGCTTCAACTTCTGATTTTTTCATGATGATGTCCTCTGCTCGTAGTTTCGGTCACGTATGAAATTCATAGCTTCCTTAAGACTATTAAATCGTTTTAACTGTTTCTCATGAGTTTTATACCATGAGCCTATTGTAATACTTTGGCTAACCGAACCTAAGCTTCTGTTCAAATCAGCCGCTGTCTGCCTGATTGTTTGGGTTTTGTTGCTCTTTAATTGATTAATATGAAAGGAATGAATTTCTAATGCTAACTCTAGCCAATTGTATTTCTTGGGTGGGCCTTTGCTAATTGTCACCTATTGAACTTAAAATGATCGTTTTCTTGCCTAGTTATATTAGAACTTCCAATATCATGTTCTGCTTCACAATCTGGGTCACGTTTTGCTCTCTCAGCAGCTCTATCAGCCTTACTTCTACCTTGATTATCTCTTGTACCTTTACACTGAGGAAATGCAGCACATCCCCAGAACATACCATATTGACCTTTACGGCTTACCATCTTCCCATTACATTCAGGACAGAGTGTTTCTTCTACTGGCATCTTTTTATCTTCCTCAATCTCTTTACAAAGCATTATGAGATGATCAAGCCAAGTAAACTTTGTGATATTTAACTGAATCATAACATCCAGAATTTCTGTCTGTCTCATAGTACATGTAAATGGTCATTTTGATTCCTTTCCATTATGAGATACATTCTGGTTGTTTCTTCTTGAGATAATTGATGGATAATTGAGTTAGGTAGAGTATAAATCATCTTACGCTCTAGATACTTAAAACACTTACAGATATTACATAAATTAGGATATGAATTTTCGTCATCCCAATCCATATTAAGTCTTTTTAAACATTTAATGCATAATCCTTCGTATACTTTATGAATTCGTTCTTGATGTGATGGCATTGGTTTCCTTAAAAGAATTGGCCGGTTTATTTATCGTCTAACCGGCTCCCCAAAAGACTATTTGTTTCTAGTCGGAGGTCTTGACGGACACGACAACCAGAAACAAAATCTACGAACTATGCCATTGGACGGAAATCAGCAACATCATTGAATTCGTTGCCTTTGTTGCTCTTTCCACGCTTAATGTAAATCATAACCTTCTTACCAACCTGCTGACGGAATGATTCAGTAGAAAGCTGACCGTCAGCATATCCACGAACAGGGTCAGGAGGTCCAAAAAGAACCACCCAGAAGGCTTTACCGAAACCAAAAGCTTTCTCATTGAAGAGCTTTTGGCAACCAATACCCTTATTAGGTCCATCAATAATCTTGAAGTGAAAGATACAGTTAGTAGAACCATCCGTATCTGCTGCTTTCTCTACGTAATCCGTAATCTCAGCAGGATGCCAGCCGGTTTCAGCAAGATCACCCTTTTTGAGATCATCCGGTGTAAGTACTGCACGCATTGTTGTTTTCTCTTTTCTTGGTTGATTGATTGGAATTACGAGTTATTCGTAAGTTCCCTTTTCGGCATTCCACCGCTTCACAGTCGCAGAATTATCTGTTACTAGATTATCAAATGGATTGGGTACTTGAGTTGTTGTTTGAACTAACGCATCCTGTTCCTCCTTAAGTCTCTTAATCTGTTCCTTCCAGATTTCATAGAAGAGCTTATCAGTAATGTCAAACTCACCTTTCAGACCTAAGTTTGACTTAGCGAAATCATCTCCTATAGAATCTGTGGAAACTAGATACTTTGTAATATTCTTAGAGATATTAGCATCCCAGCCGCTCTGCTTGCTGAAATGATAGATTTCACTGAAATTACCTGGGACAATACCGGCTACCTTTGAACCGTAAGTAACAATTGGATTAGTCTTAGTAACTTTAATAGAAGCTCCGGCACCTTCAACTTTAATAGAAGGAACTGGATGACAAGTCCAAATTACATGACATGGAAGTGTTCTACTGATATCTAATGCCTGTGTTACAAGTGAAGTCTCAATCTTATATTCATCCCAATCAGGGAGAATCTTATCTTTAGTCTTATTAAATTTAGCATCTTTCCTAAATCCAAGACTCCAATTCACAGCCGCACTAGTAAGCTGAGTTACAGAATCAGTGATAACGGCTACGTATCGACAATCATTAGCAAAATCAATTAGCTTATTTAAGTAGAGGTTAGCATTATGAGCACCGTAAACTTCAAACTCAATATTCTTCAGAAGCTCAGGACGATGCTTCTTGAAGAAATGAATTAACTCAATAGGCTTCTTCTTATCAAAGTAAGCTAGAAAGATTGGACCTTCAATTGCAAATGATGCAGCCGCTAATGTCTTCCCATGACCGAATGGGCCTTTCATTAGAATTGAAGATTGGCTCTCTACTACAATATCACTAGCTTTCAATGTTTCCTACCTTCATTTCCTTCGTTCTCGTTTAACCACTCATCACTAACTTTAAGATCTTTCTTATCTTTGTTATGCCTATCTATAATCTTGAATATAATGAGAAACGTACCAATCAAACAAACAACAGAGGCTGCGATAATAATAGTAGTATTCAAATCAGAAACTCTTCTGTGGCTGAATAACCTTCGTCTATTTTAGTAACTTTAACATCCTTACCTACTTCAGCAATATCAGCAAGCATATTAACAAATTCAGAAATTATTTTATGAACTTGATTGGGATCTTTAACTTTCATGAATGTTACCTGCTCTTTATTATCTTGAATGATTCTTACACTGTTTGAGTCACAACTAATTTCAATTTCAGTCATATTTCTTTCTCCTCTTCTATTTGTTTGTCAACATCAAGTATTGCTTTCATCTGAGCAAGTTCATCAGCAAGACTGGCTCCAATAACTCCAGTAAGTTTCCTTACGAATCGTTTATTGCCGTCTTTGTCTGTAACCTTTACTTTGTTGCAATTAATACAATGTGGCTTATTGAGTTTGATTGTATACTCATTCATTTCAAATTCAACACCACAGATGTTACAGAGACTAACTTTACCGAGTGCTAACTCAGCTTCAACTTTGAATGGACAGTCAAGTACACAAAAGAATATAGTATTTCCTGACTTATACTTCTTTCTTCTAAATTTATGAATGTGATTAGCTGCTTTCATCTTTTCCTACTACTCTAATAGACTCAACAAAATTCTGAACTACTTGAGTTTTCTCGTTTAGTTCTTCATCACTCATTTCAGAATTTCAATAGAAACTGGAATCTTCTTTCTACGAACAATAGTTACAATCTTAACTACAATCACTATTTCTTTGCCTTTATCACATTCAATAATATTAGTAGCATGTTTAATAGCTTTATCTAAATTTGGATGAGTCCATGAATCATTATCGCCTAGTAAAATAGCGTCAGCCACATGTCCAGCACCGACATAATAAAGATTAATTTCTTTTTTGATTTTCATTGAACTTTTTCCTTTTCTAATTGAGCTTTTTTGATGGTTTCAGAAGTCTTCTCAAACACCTTAGTTACATCCCAGGGTTCCGTCTTAACGAAGTTATTCTCAATCTTGAACCGGATGGCTTCAGCTCCAGAGCTTCTACATAATTCAAGATAATCACACTTTCTATTAAACTTATCGCATGATGTTTCGTTCATAGACCATGATTCATTGACTGCACAGCTTACGTAGTATTTACATACTTTAACTACGTTAACTTTCCACTGTTCCAGTATTAAATAATCGTAACTAACTGGAACCCTAAGAAACTTTTCGTGAGGTTTAAGAGTCTTCTGTAATCCAATTCGATTAACCATTAGTATGTTTGACTTAGTGAAGTTACAGTAGTTCTTAAATTGATTACTCATATCATTAACTGGACCACTTCGAGAGAAGCTCTTATGGTCCATAGGTGCATTGATATAACTATCTTTAGAAAAGAGTATGTCAATCTTACCACTCATGAAGATTTTGATATCTTCATCCTCGTATAGAAGATACATGAATGGTTGTTCAACAGCATTGATTGTTAGGAGTTGGTCTTCAAACCTCCAATAATCAAAATACTCCTCCATTGTATCAAGGACAATTCTGATGTCATCATCGTCAAAATCATTAACAGCGGCTGAGCTTCTCATGCTAATCTCAGCAATGCCTACGGCAGTAGAGTAGTCAGTACCAAGTCTTAAAGATTCATAATATGACTCACATCCAGCGTGAATCATATTACCTTTATCTAAAGGTGAAGTGGTACTCTTACCAAATCCAGAAGGTCTCTGAATTAGATTCAGATTATATCGATAGTCAAATCTCTGTTCACAGAGCCTGAACATATCATACATTGATGCATCGAGTACAATTGATAGTTTATCACTCATTATCTCCTCCATTACTTCCTTCATTTATTACAACTACAGTTCTAATATCACAATCCTTATTATGATTCCAATGATTTATTGCATCACTAAGAGAATCAAATTCTGTCTGAATTAATTCAAATCCGGGCATTCCTAGATTCTGTCTATTTCGGTACAGGCATGTCCAACATTCATATGTGATTTCAATTGTCATTACTTAACTCTATTAGTTTTTCTGTAATCTCTTTAAGTTCATTATTACTCGCTTGAAATGAACCATTATGAATAACTACATCATCTCCATAATTAAACCTAATTCTTTTCTGAATCGTTACGGTCCAATGAGTTCTAACTACTTCGAGCTGAATGCTTACTTCAATCTTCAGAGGACGCTTAACAATCTTATGAATATAACGTACTTCATCACCTAATCTAGCTGAACTTGCTGCGTTAATTGGTTCTTTTGTATGATTATCGCAGAAATAAATCTTTCTATCTAAGACTTCAATAATCACATAATGCTTCCTAAGTGATACAATATAAATTCCATCTTCATTAGCTAGCATTGTTAATGTAGAGAATAATGTATTACCGTGAGGAGTCGGAATTTGATCATATCCTAACTTATCTAATGCCATTAGCAAATCATTAAGAAGTACACCTTTTACTTTATAATTACCTCTAATTGAACCAATAACTATTGCACACTCATCAATGCTCCGTCCGGTTAGAATCGAAAGAACAGCTGGTCCACAGAACTCATTCATTCCTTGATTTAGATTGTTTAGATTCGTGTTGGATGTCATCTTTTTTCCTCTAATCTTCTAATTTCAAAATCTTCAAGATCTTTAACATCTTTAATCATCACTCTAATATATTTACGAATCCAATCTGAACCATGACCTACTATAACAATATTTTCTACAGACTCACATGTCTTTTTAATATATTTTATCTTTTTTAGTAATTCTATCCTCTTCACTTATCTTCCTTCTCACACTCTTCATTAGTAGCCTCAAACATAGCTGTTACATATCTCATTAATTTAGTAGTTAATTTAGGAGAGTACCCGAGAGTTTGAATTACGATTAACATCTGTATAGCACAAGTATGTTCTGCTTCATTAATATCATAAAGATTACTTAATTCTAGTTGTCAGACTCTTTAGTATTTTAGTTTCATCTTTCACTTTTCATCTCTCAATGTCAGTTTGATATTTCTGATATGAAAATTATTACCCAGTGGTATTCCTTTATACTCTTCTCTTAGTTTGTTTTTAAATTTTACTGCTTCATCCATATCTTCAAATGCTTGAAGCGCATTATCGTTTTGGAATACTATGTAAATAGTTACTTCTTCATTTACAATTTCCATGCTTTCTTACCTCCAGCAATCAAACTAGCGGCTAAATCTTTCATTAATGAGTTCTGGTCCCAGTTGAATTCTTTATTATCTAATGTACTTGCAATGATAGCTCTCTTCTGTTCTACTAGAGTAGTGAAGTGGTCATCAATAGTTCCAGATGCTATCATATACGTTACGTCTACTGGATTAGTCTGCCCAAATCTATGGAATCTTCCTTCTGCTTGCTCTTCATTAGCAGGATTCCACTGTCTCTCTAACATGACAGCATCAGAGCAGAATTGCAAGTTAAGCCCTTCACCGGCTGCAAGGGTTGACGCTACCATTACCCGGCAATTAGGGTCATCCTTAAACTTAGCGGCTAGAGCGGCTCTCTTTTCTCCATTAAGTGAAGAGTTCATACTGAGAATTGGATGTAATCCATGCTCAGTTAGATAATTGTTTAAGCTCTGTTCAATCATCAACATTACATTCTGATGATGAGTGAAGATTACTATTTTCCTGTCGTTAGATTCAAGAAACTCAGTAACGAATTCTAAGCATTGAGTAACCTTACTTATTCCTGTGATTTGCCTGAGTTTAGTCATAATAGCTAACATATTACTTGACTTATCAAACTCAGAACCTTCATCAGAGAAGTACAATTCCTCTAATTCATCTAATGCTAGGGCGTATACTTTATTAAGTTTCCTATCGAGTTCTACATGATAGAACTTTCGTGAAAGTTCAGGTAAATCCTTTAGAACCTCAGCCTTAGTTCTTCGTAGAATGAAATCTTTAGTCTTCTCGTGAAATCTATTTGGGTCTCTTAATCCACCTACCTTATAGCCCCAGCCGTTGCTGTAACTATCACAATCATTCTGAATGAATCTATCGTAGTGAGGAAAGAGTCTAGGCTGGATTAAGTTTAATACTGTAAAGTATTCTCCAGCATTATTCTTAATTGGTGTGCCACTCATCGGAATTACATGAGTAACACTCTTACAGAGCTTTTGGATTGCTTTAGCACGGTCAGACAAGTGATTCTTAATACGCTGACATTCGTCAATGATTACTGTTTGTACTTGTCCTTCAACATACTCAAAGCAATCTTCATTTTTAACCAAGTCATACGTTGTAACGTAGATTTGAAATCCCGGCATCGCCTTCTCTTTAGAGCTATTGATTACTTGACAGAGAAAGCCGTTAACACCACACCAACGAATGATTTCATGGTGCCATTGAAGTTTAACGGTAGTAGGACAAACGATAACGGCTGGAAGTAATTGTTCAGGATGTAACCTCAAAAGAGCTAATGCTTGAACTGTTTTACCTAATCCTTGTTCATCAGCAAGTAAAGCTCTTGCATCAGATTGTTCTAAGAATTTAACCCCGTCGATCTGATATTGCATCAATCTTCGGTTATCTGAGCTTACAATTGCTGAATAATCATTAGCAGCTAGAACATCTTCAGTTAGAATATGACCACATTCTAACGTAATGAGCTTTGAACTACCAAAACTAAGCCGTGACTTCTCAACGGCTATTTTACCGCAAGTTTTACAGGTTTGTTTGATGATGCTTGATAATGCCATTGTTCTGATTTTCTTTTGATTCTCTTAATTGATGTTTGTCCTTGCGGCTTCTGTAACTATTATACCATGCCTGTCAAGTACTGCCGGTAGTGGTCAGACTTTTGTCTATACAATCTATAGCATCCTTATGTTCTTTTATAGCACTTCTAATTTTACTTTGGTATCTTTGATTAGCTATTCTACGACAAGTAGAGCATATCTGTTTAGCAAAATCCTTCTTATGTCCTTTTCTGCAATAGAATGCTTTCTTCGATTCATCAATTATAATTGTTACTTCTTCGCTAGATGATTGTGAACGATTCTCAAAGAATTTAACTGATTGATAATATAATTTAATTAGATTCTCTATTGAAGTAGAATCCAAATAAATTATATTATTGTTTGTTGTAGTTAATTGTATGTATCCAGTCGATACTTGAGCCTGAATTCCGTTACCTATATTTTCCATAATTTTAAATTAAGATTCAAATTCAAATTTTGAATTCTTTGATTATGTTTAATCTAAAAAGAAAATTTTACCGCAGATTCTACACTTAAGAACTGTTATATACTTATCTTTATCTCTATGATAATCTAGCTTTCCGGAGCAACCACAAATTGAAGGAAGGTGTCCGTTTCCTTTCATTTCCATTCTATCTATACTTACATTATTATGTTCAGATAATTTATCTAGCTTACTCACTTCTTCAGCTCTTCTGAGATAATGTTAGATACTTTAGAAGCTTTAGAAGATTTAGAAGCTTTAACTTTTTTATCTTCCGAAATCCTCATTTGAGCACCTCTCATTATTAGTTCTTCTGAGAGTTTACTCAATGGAAGTACTATCAATTTAATAAATTTAGAGCCACAGAATTTGCATCTCTCAATATCAGATAAATAATATTTGTCCTTAGCGTATGCTACTACTCTGCAAGAATTACATAGGATTATTTTAGTCATGAATTACTACCACTCATCCGGAGTAGTTCTGATATCTTCATCTACCTTATCAAGTCTAGCACTTATTGGTTCAAGAGCATTAAGCAATTCTTCGAGGAATCCAGTAATTACTTTCATATTACCTTTATATGGTAATGAGGTATATGGATCATCGTTATTTAAGTTATCCTCAGATGAATAAAGATTAACTTCATTAGTATTATGATTGATTTCAATGATTGTCATTTGTTACCAGACACTTTCTAAGACAATTGTTTGTGGCTTTACAGTATGAAAATCTTCCATGTCAAGGGAAGTAATATGATATGGATTTGTAAACTCTCTCGTCTTAGTCCCATCATAGAACTCAGTGTAGGAAGGACTGATATAGACATTAGTAAATCCCATTCTCATCAGAGCTTGAGCAAGGATGCAATGAGTACAGATACTCTTTGGTCCTGTTTCCTTGATTGCCTTATCGATGTCTTCTTGTTTAATTTCTACAGTCATTTATTCATCTCCTTGAAGTGATCTTACCATGATGTTACTTTACATTCATATTCAATTGCTAGTAATCTAATTAAATCATTAAATTCTTTAATCCAATCTAGGAATTCCTTTGGTCCTTTAGCATCAGATTCTCTAATATTAAATAAAGTATGTACTCTAGCATACTCTGAGCGATATCCACCTTTATGAATTGCTACTTTTCCCCATTGATTGATGATTCCAAAGAGATTATAATAATTATTATTATAATAATTATTATAATAATAATAATTATTATTATTATAATTATTATAATTATTATAATAATAATAATTATTATTATTATAATTATAATTATTATATGAGTAGATTCCTGAATCTATTAGCTCTACCTTATGTGGACCTTCTAACTTCTTCCAATCATATGTTTGATTTAGAGATGAAATAATTAGTCTGCCATCTGAGATTCTTCTCCTCCAAGAACGATATCCTGTCAATGGTGACAATTCATCAACTTGTTTAAATTCAATAAAATCTGGTAAGCACATTGTTTATCTCTCCTTGTTGTTTAATTGTTGTTTAAGTAAGAAACTCAATCAAGCCGTTAGCCTGAAGTCTGCTCTATTGATCACTCTCATAAATGAACATTGTCAATGCAAGCTAACGGCTTTGTTCAATCTCTTACTGAATAGTGCCCAACTTAGAAGCTGTTGATGTATGCATGTAGCATACATCAACGGTCTTGTTATATCACAACTTCGATTACACACTCTGTGCATCTACTAAAGTGATATAACTCACTAAGTCTGGACACTATTACTTGATCCCGAGTACGTCAGCTACCGAATCTTTCACTTCAGTAAGTGCCGGAGAATTTCTAAAGGTACCCTTAACTCTATCGTATTCATCTAGGATTGCCGTCTCAAGTTTATCCAGCAATTCATCTGTGCTAGGTCTAAGGAAGAAGAAAGGCTTGCTTTCTTCAGGATTGTTTCGGTTCTTGATGATTGAACTTGGAAAGAGAATGAACAACCCTTTCTCTGTATCATCACAGATAGTGAATCCTACTAGACTGAATCCCGCAAGGACTCCGTCTGAATGCTCGAATTCAATAGCTGCTTTACCAACCCTATTACCTTTTTTAGTCAGGAACTTCTCTACATTAATCTTCACTTTTATCTCCTATTTGAGTGCTAATTACTACTTACCAAACAGAACTAACTTACTGGGGTCGAAAGGAATTCTAGGTGTATCATCGATTACAGGTTGTGGAATTGTAATATTTACTGAAGATTTAATCTCCTTCAAGACAGGAAAACTATTTACTTGAGCATCAGTAGCTTTCCTTTCTAGATTACGAATCATTTCTTGAGCTGTTTCTTCTGGGATGCCAGCGGCTATGAAGCCGTCATACATCTTATCCAGTTTAGTCTTTCGATTCTGCCTGACCTTGACAGCGTTAATTGAATCACTTACTCTACCATCAGGTTCGTTACTTGTAATTGAGAACTCTTTACCTTTAGGAGTTCTCTTACTAATCCTCTCTTTCTTTTCATCATCAGCGGCAATCTTACCGACCTTAGCCTTAAAGGCTATGTCAGAGATTTCAGCTATATGAACGGCTAATTCTTCGTCAGTCATTTCGCTGACTCGAATTTTGTAGCCATTATATAGCTTTGCAAATAGTGCCTCTTGCTCTGTCATGGAGCTTTGCTCCAATCTCGGAATGTGCATATTAGCATAATAGAAGACTCCTCTCTGTAGTTGAACGATAGCTTGTGATTTGAATGTTACGTAGTCTGGGCTGTGAAAATGGCAATAGCTACAATGTTCTTCTAAATAATCATTGTAGCCATTGCAACGCTCACAATTCCAATGTTGCAGTTCTGGCGATATCACAATTCGTTAAGCTCTTTAGTCATTTAATCAACTCTACCTTTCCTATGCATGAATACATGCTTTGTCATGTCTATCCTGCTGATGTCTACTCCTTCGCTATCTACTCGTTTAAATCGCGGTAGCCGTTTCCGTGAACCTCTGTAAAACGCATCAACGGCTTTCTTAGCGTTGAATTCTCGTTTTTCTCTAGGTTTTGGTTCTTTCATTCTCATCTCTTTCATTCTTCAAGATGATTATGTTAGAGATTACTTTTCTGAGACTTTTTTGATAATGTTTGAACTTCTCAAACGCTATCATTGAATCGAATCGCCCGCAGAGAGTAGCTCCAAATCGATTTTTCGTATCGTGAGCATCTTGCATATGATATTGAATAACTAACATCATTTCTCTCCTGACTGTAACTAATAGACTCAATAGAGTGGTTAGCCGTTGTACTAAGGTAGACACTTATTTCAGCATTATCTATCTACAGCAGCACTAACCACTCAATTCAATCTATTAGATTAGCTGGAAGTTCAATTTTAATCGTCTCTGGTTACACAACTTCCAAGTCTACCAGATAACGGTTAGCTATTAAACAGTCATGCCTTAAACTAACACAATGGACATGAACAGTAAAGTTTAACCTTAACCTAAGTTTGCCACTGCTACTTTCAAGGTATGGCATTCCCATATACGTTAGCATTTGGATGGTTAATCAGCCCTTTCGCCCCGTATACAAGGCTACTAGTGACTAGCGGATACTTGCTTAAGGCATCCGCTCGTAGGATTGTCCATCCTTATCTGGCTGAAAGCCAACGCACTATGCTTAGAAGGCTATTTATACTCGCATAGTCGAGTTTTGAAGTGGCTTTTGTTTACTCTTGCTATAGTAGCTATTAACAAAGTGTCATTAAAAGTGGATTCTCAAAAAGTGGACATGTTCGCGGTGAGCGGCACGGAAGTTTCCGGAGGTTTAAGGACGTTTAAGGACGTTTCGTAAGGGCATTGTAGCACGTCGAGGGCGGGATGTCAAGTGGTATCAATGGGTTACGGGCGTGCGATTTTTCATGCCGTTGTGTCCCCTCTTCTAAATTTTTGATTTTGGATACCCCCCTCCCAGGGGGTCGTTCTTATTATTATATATATATAAAAAAATATATAAAAAATAATAAGATATAGAATAAGAAAAAGAATCAGAAAGCCGGCGGGGAAAGGCGGGTAGGCGATTCTGACTTAGGTCAGTTTCCGGCCTGAAAAGTGGACAAAGGCCAAAAAACCCCAACAAAAACGGGCGAAAAACGCGAAATGTTCATTCCGCGAACGTTACGAAACGCCCAGAAATGTCCAGAAACGTCCAGAAACGAACGGAGACGTAAGGCAACGTTCAGAAACGTGCTAAAACGTGTTTTGCCCTATTAAAAAGAATTGAAGCCTATCTGATACAAGGGGAATGCTACTTCTGGATGCTAGTTTTTAATAGGAACTAGCAAACCTAGAGAACTACTCAGGAGCGAAGCTCTTACTTAGTGAAAGTCTTATCAAATCCCGGCTTGATAAGAGCAACCGCATCTTCAATGCTGCACTGAACTCCACGCGAGTAGTTACGAACGGCAGTCCTGAACTGAAGCTGAACATCATCAGACCACGACTTGTTAACGAACTCTGCAATTGGGTCGCTGGCAGTTTCGTAAGCAAGTGCATTGAAACCGCGCCAGAGATATCCTGCAAGAGTCTTGTCATCTGAAGTCTTTGTTGTGTTAACGAAGTCCTGAACTGTCTGAGGAATCGTATCAATCTTCGATTCATCAAACGATTCATAAGAGATAACCTGCGTTCCCTTACCACGAGTCTGAGTCACAGTAACTCGTGTTCCCAAACCTGTTCGAGACTTGTTTGTCTCTTCTGCTTTGGTTTCCGCTGCCTCACGTTGAAGTTCAAGTGCCGTCTTCTGGTCTTCACTCATTTGTCTGTCTCCTAAAGTGGGCGTAATTGCCCTTTGCCTTGCCTAACACGATTATATCACGAACGCCGTAGCTTGTCAAGAGAAAAACGAACGGTAGCCGTTGATACGTTGTTTCTGTCCGCTGTTTTGGACGTTTGTTAACCACAGAATCAACAGCAACCGTATTAGCAATGCTAATCTTTTATTACCTGTCGCGTTAGACAGTAGGATTAGACTTACTTGCTAATCTATAAAGACCAGAAGTAGCATTATTGTATCAAATGGGCTTATTAGTAGGCTGTAAATGTTTATTGTTTATTGATGATAGCATCTTCAATTGTATTAGCTATCAGATAGTGAGTGTTACGAAGGTGTATCAGTTGGTCTATAGAGTGCTTAGCTAGCCAATCAGAGAAGGCTTGAGCTATACTTAAATCGATTTCAGGATTGTTCATATAGAATTCATGGAATGCCAGCCAGAAGGCATGAGTTTGATAAATCATTGCTTCACTTCCTTTAGAACTGCATCGTAATGTCTGCAATCGCGCATTAGTCTATCTAACATGATTTGCGCTGTCTCTCGTAGCTGGAATACCATCTTACGGCGTTTACCAGCTTCGCGCCAGACAATAGCGAAGTATGACGGTTTAGGCATTGTATCCTTTTCTGTAAGTGAGTTGCGGAGCAACTACAGCCTACAAACAAACCCATTTAATTCTCTGTCAAACACCCGTGCCTAAGCCGGTATGCCATTGATACAGAGAGAGACACCCACATTATCCTGAGATAGTTCTACACTATCCGTGCCTTGGGTTATAAGGCCCGTGTTTGCTAAGCACAACTCTATTACACAGAATAGTTTCCGTTGTGAGTCACTTTGGTTAGGGCTAACAGTAAAGCCCTAGCGAGTCCTGCTAAGCAGGTGCGGCTTTCGCGCCGCTTGCATCGTCATTCCATATCATATAGTAATACATACCTCTTGCCAACGGTCATTGACTATGCAGTGACGTGTAATCACGTATAGAAGTGTGCAGTATTGTGAAGTCAAATATGCACAGTTCTGCAAAATGACGTTACAGAATCGTAACCATTATTACACTTCTGTAATCGTTCCTGTAAGTCATTGATAGCAAAGGACTTACAGCGTGTATAATAGTGTGCAGTATTACGATTGTGTAATTTACAGTTCTGCACAGTAAAAGTGTGCAGTTCAAACATTATGCCATTACATAATTCGTACCTGTACACAATTGCACATAATTACACAGTATTATACATTGGCATGGCGATTGAGTATTCACAAAATTACACACTATTGCACGACAATATTGTTATGCCATATGCACATCTCTGCACTAGCATAAAGAAAATAATATGTGCAATAAAGATCATGCCATGCAATTCTGTATAATAGTGTGCAATTGGTTCACATAACTGCACATGGATGCATGGTATTGCATTGCACACCCCTATACACCCCTGCACAGTTAGTTACATTAGTGCACAGTATTGCGCGCTATTGACAATGAATAACTCAGGTAAGAAAATGAATAACTTAATTCTGAAAGCTAGAAATAAACAAAAGAGAACAAGTCAAGAATTCAGGGAGAAAACGTAAAAAGTGAAATGTTCATTCGGTGAAATGTTCACTCGCGTCGTGAGGATATGAACGCAATATGTGCAGATTTTGAGGTTGACAGGGATGAGGGATTGTGTTAGACTTGCTCAGGCTTGGGTTTCGGTTTGTCGGAGGAAATAATATGATTTTAACAGAAGAGCAGATTCAAGTTAGAATTGAATCTCCTATGAATCTTCTTAATAGACTGAATTCTTTAGGTTCAGCTAAGAAGAATATTATTCCTTGCATGCCTCCTAAAATTACAGATGTAATGAAGGATGTAGATGAAAAGTTAGCTAGTCAATCTAACTCAGCTAAGCATAAAGCATTAGATATTATGAACGCTGCAATGGACGAATTGAAGATTCGCATTCCTGAAATAAAAGCTGAGAAATTAGCCGCTGTTGCTGGCGAGATGAATAAGATTGTTAACGCTGAGAACAATAAGAATAGAGACGGTGTTAACATGCCTCAGATTATTGTTTACAGTCCTACCTTCAATCAGGAAACTAACTACGAAACGATTCACGTTTCTGAATAATTCACATTCACTTTCAAGGAGACTAAAAAATGAGCCAAGTTACAGTTACCGGAGCAAGCGGTGCAGGATTAGTTGCGACTGGATTAGTTATTGCCAACGTGGCTAAATTTAGCGTTGACATTCCGGCTGGACTATTAACAGTTGACTTAATTAACGGAGTTAATCCTCAAACTTACGATATCTCAGCGGCTACTGTTTTCACTGTTGCAATCAGCGGCGGAAACTATACTATCGTAATTAGCTAATACTTGTTAGAGTTTCAGAAATGAAATACATTCTATCAAGCATCAATCTCAGCAGGAAAGAAAATAAAGGGTAATGCCAATTAAATCAGCTACTCGTGGCACTAAATTACAATTCTTCGCTGAGCCTGTAGATACTGGTGAAAGTATTATCATTGCTATTCCTAATAGCTTTAAGCACCATACTTTTTATATCCAAACATATCCAGCCGCTAACATCACTGCTGGTAAGATAGTAATTGAGTCAACTGACCTTGTAGCTTCTCCAACTGACTTTAATGATTTTGGTCCAATTACTAATGAGATTACGCTTACTACTGGTATTACTGCTACAATGGTAATTGTTACTGTTGAAGGAGTTTACTTATTCATTCGCATTCGAGTAAGTGAAAATGTTGTTGGCGGAACATTCAACGTCAGTTATGTAGGTTCTTAGTTATGAAACTGAAATTGAAATTAAAGCTGATAGCTTTTAGTACTGTAGCAATATTAACATCTACTATATTACTAGGACAGACTCCATCACAGATTAGAGTTAAAGTTGATTCACTAGGATATTTATTAGTAAGCTCAGCAGCTCAAACTCCTCCAATCAATACAGTTACATTTAATAATGCTAGGCTACGAGTGGATGCTAATGGTAATCTATTAGTAGCCGGTAATGGTTCATCTGGATTTGCTCCAGCGAATGCTACATACATTGTTCAGACTGCTAATACTGGATTATCTGCTGAGCAGGCTATTGGATCTTTAAGTTCTGGTATCCTTAGAGGAGCCGCAACTACTGGTGTAATTACATCACTTGGTGACACTCTTCCAGCCGCTAACGGAGGAACCGGTGTAAGTAATGCAACTCAAACTTACACTCCTACACTAACTTCCATTACAAATTTAGATGCAACAACTGCTTATACTACACAGTATATGCGTGTAGGCAATGTAGTTACAGTAAGTGGTCGATTCGATGCTGACCCAACTGCTATAGGCGATACTAATTTTCACATGTCACTTCCTATTGCATCTGCTATTGCATCACCTGAGCAAGCTGGAGGAACGGCTCTTACTACATTATCTGCTGAAGGAGTGAGGATAGCAGCAGATTTAGCAACAGACACAGCAGAATTTCGTTGGACTACAGTTAGTACAACTAATCGTTTCTATTCATTTTCATTTACCTATTTAATAGTTCCATAGATTCCAATTGCTCCGATTGTGAATTTTAAGCTTTAAGTTTTAGATTTCAGATTTAGGGAACTTAGTGCAAACAAGACAGAAGGTTGCACTCACTGTATTCCTAGCCGGTCTTGCAGCATTCTTCTACTTCGGTTCTGGTATTCTAGCTAAGCATACAGCATGGACTGATTTTCAGTCGCCGGCTGGAGTTGGTGAGATTTTTGGATTAGGCTTCTCAGTAGTAGTTACTATTGGTGGAGCTCTAGGTATTAATGTAATAGATTTACTTCGCAAAGTTACTAAGTCACAAGATGATCGAATAGATGATCCTCAACCTGATAGGAGAAATGGAAAATGAGCTTCGGTGGGTTTCTCAAGAATTTAGTTCGATTTGTTCCTTTGATTTTAGGATTCGTTCCAAAGGCACAACCATATAATGAATTAATTACAGCCGCTGTTACGTTGGCTGAAGAGACTGGTCTTCCCGGTAAGGACAAGAAGAAGATTGCACGGGATACAATCATTGCTACTGTCCGTACTATCAATGCTATCAATCCTAGCTCTTTAAATGAGAGTAAAGCATTAGAAGTTTATGATGAGAATGTTGACAGGCTGATTGCCGGTATTAAAACTATTCCTAATACTGATACTTTTGTGGCTGCCTCTAATAAGCCTATTACCAATGAAGCTTCGACTGAAACATTTAAGAACAAACCTGAACTGAAGATAGAGGAGCATAAGAAGTAATGAAGAAGTTAGCTATTGTTGCAGTAATCTTTGCTATCGCTTACGCTTGTTCAGGTAAGAATTCTCCAATTGTTATTCCTGGTACTATTATTGTTCATGCTCAATCTCTTCCAATTACTAAGACATTAGGTTGGGTAGCAGGCCCAGTCAACGCTGTTAACGGAGCCGTTGACAATTATATTGTTAAGCAAGATGGAGTTGTAGTTGGAACTCCTACCGGTCTTACTCAGCAGGTTACAATTACAACGACTGGACCACACACATTTACATTGCAGGCTAGTAATATTTGGGGTGTTTCACCAACTGTAACACTTAATGTTGTTGTATCACTTCCTAGTTCTCCTGTTAACTTCAGTATTAATTAGTTTCATTTTAGATTATCTGAGAACCAGTGGACCAGCTACCAGCACACATATGGAAACCCAATCCTAAACAGGAACAGTTTCTATCTATTCCTCCTACCATTAAAGAAGCTCTTTATGGTGGAGGTGCCGGTTCTGGTAAGTCTGACGTATTATTAATGTATGGTATTGTTCATAAGTGGCATGAGAATCCTAAGTTTAAACAGGTATTCATGCGGCGTACACGTCCTGACCTTAAGAAAGAAATTGTAGGCAGGACACGAGATATTTACCGCCATTTTGGAGCTACCTACAACGGCTCTGATATGATTTGGACGTTTCCTAGACCAGATCAATATGGCGGTCGTGGATTAAGTAATGACGGTGCCCAAATATTCTTAGCACACTGTGAAGAAGAGAAGGATGTTCATAATTTCGATTCTATGGAAATCTCTCTCTTCACACCAGATGAGCTTACCAATTGTACTGAATACATTTATCTTTACATTGCATTTGAAAGAAATAGAGCACCAGTAGGAACAGGACTACCAGCAATCACACGAGCAGCTGCAATGCCTGGAGGTATTGGGCATACATTCACTAAGAAAAGATTTATTGATCCAAATCCAAAAGGTGGAGTAATTATTTCAGGTAGGGGAGGAAATAAAAGGATTTATATTCATGCAACACTTGAAGATAATAAAGAACATATTGATCCTACTTATGCTCAGTCTCTTGATGGACGTCCTGACGCTGAAAGAAAAGCTAAGAAATTTGGTGATTGGTCAGCATATCTAGGACAGGTATTCGATGAATTCAGAGATCGTAAATACCCAGATGAACCAGAAAATGCTATACATGTAGTTGAACCATTCGAGATTCCCGGTTGGTGGCCTAAATTTATTGTAGGTGACTGGGGATTTGCGGCTATGACTTACATCGGATTCTATGCTGTAAGTCCGCAAAAGAGATTGTATTTATATCGTGAATTATATTGGCAGAAAACTAAGATTGAAATGTGGGCACCGATTATCAAACATTTTCTTGAACTAGAAAAGCCAAAGTCAGTTAAGTTCTGTAAGTCAGCAAGTCAAGATAGAGGACTTGAACATACAGTTCAGACTCAGATTGAAGAAGCATTAGGTTGTCCTATCGAGTTATCTAATAATACTTCTGGAAGTCGGGTAGCTGGTAAAATGTTAATTCATGAATATCTTAGATTTAAGCAGAAGCCTACAGTTCCTAAAGCTGAGCAACTTGTATATAATGAAGAGTATGCGATGCGTATCTATCGCATCAAAGGTCAGATTGAATACGAGAAGTATTTAAGTATATTTGATAATACAATAGTTGAAGAAACGAATTTACCAAAACTTCAAATTTTTAACTGTAAAGAAGACAATCATGAAGGACACCCTAACTGTTGTCCGGTGATGATTGAATCAATTAAAGCATGTAATTATGATAAGAAAGGTAAGGATGGTAAACCTGCTGAGGACGTTGCCGAGTTTGAAGGTGATGATCCTTATGATGATTTACGTTACGCAGTAGACACTGCTGAACGTTATTTTGAAGATGCAGGTGAAGAATTCAATCGTGTTCAGAAAGAAGCTGCATTAATTGCACAACTTTCTGCTAATAACGATTTCACAGCGTTCTATCGTAACATGAGAACTCTCGAAGCTGAGAATAAGACTGGAATGGTCAGTCGATTTCATAAGAAGAGAAGGAACTAAATGTTTGGCTGGCTTCGAGAATACTTAGAGATTCGAACTTCCTTCAAGGAACGTAAGAGAGAGTTAACTTACTGTGAAAGCTGCGAGACTCTTAAGACTCAGCTTGCATTAGTTAATCAAGCTAATAGGGATTTACTTGATAGAATTCTGACTCCTCCAGTAATCGAAGATAAGCCAGTCGATACTCGTAATCTAATTCCTATTACAAGTAAACATATGAATTGGAAGGTTCGTCAGCAAATGCTTGAGGCTGAAGATAGAGCTAAGTTAAGAGCACTCGAAGCTAATAAAGCCACAACAACGGCTGATTCGAATCAAGGTAAGCCATTAACTGTTGAAGATATTGAGAAGGAACTTGGAGTAGCTGAGACTGAAACGGTAAAATCAAATGCCAGTTAATACAGGTCCTTCTAAAAAGCAACCAGTTCATGCAACTGGATTTACTACTAGTGTAGGAACTAAAGACTCATTCGGTTCTAAGTTTGCTTTTGTTAAGAATCCTGATTTGGCTGGAAGTAAACTTGCACGCCAAGCATCTATGACAAGTATTCCAACTGAATCTAAAATCAAATCTAAGCCGAAGAAGAAATTTGAAGTAACTCAGAAAAAGAAAGGTCTGTTTAATAAGTTTAATGATTTGTTTATGCGTAAAGAAGATAGACCTGTTCCTTCTGGTATTACTGGCGTTCGCGGTTAATTACTAATGGCTAAAGTCGAACTGACAGAAGAGATGGAAGTCCTCCTCAAATCAGTCTACGATGACTGCGTTGCAGAGGATAAATCTGTTCGTGAACGTCAAATTCGTCAGTGGAGACGTTTAAAGCTTCTCTGGGAAGGATTTCAGAGAATTTGGTACTCAGAAGTTGCTCATGATTGGCGTATCTGGGATGAAACTCAAGATGCCGATACAGACCAAGGTGCTTATGATAAGCCTATTAATGTTTATAGAGCTTATCTTGAATCAATTATCGCCGCTCTTTCAGTAACTGTTCCACCAATTAAGTGTTTTCCAGATGATGCTGATAACACTTTGGACATTGCAACTGCCAAAGCCGGCGATAAAATTTCTCAATTAGTATACCGTCATAGTAATGCTAGCCTTATCTGGATACATGCCTTATTTATTTTTGCCACTGAAGGTATGACTGCGTTTCATAATTATTCTAAATGTGATAAGTCTTACGGAACCTATACTAAAACTGAATATGAAAATGTAGATGAATTTCATAAAGTCACAACGTGTCCTGCGTGTGGCTTTCCAATGGATGATGAAATAGATGACCAGCTTAGAGATAAGTTTGGTAAGGACGATACTGATGTAAAGATTGATGATGAATTAAATGAGGATAATTTAGATTTATGTCCTAATTGTCTAGAGATTGTCCAACCAACTTTATCTGCTAAGAGATTAATTGTTCCTAAGTTTGTAGGTTCTACGAATGAACCAAAAGCTAGAGTTTGTATTGAGGTGTATGGAGGTCTTTACGTAAAAGTACCTTCGTATGCTAGAGGGCAAGCTGACTGTCCATATTTAATTTTAAGTCGGGAAATTGATTATACTATAGCTATGGATGAATTTCAGCATCTCCGAGGTTCTAAAAAGCTTCGTGAGGCTATTAAAGGTAATCATGGTTCATACGAGAATTATGATCAGTGGGGACGCCTCAGTCCTCAATACCAAGGTGAGTTTCCTACTAACGTAGTTACTAAACATCAAGCATGGATTCGCCCAGCTAAATTTAATATTCTTGCTGACGATAGAGCCGTTAATGAGTTAAAGAAGAAATTTCCAGATGGCGTTAGAGTTGTCTATATTAATGATAGCTTTGCTGAAGCTCACAATGAGTGTCTTGATGATTACTGGACTCTTACCGAGAATCCTCTTTCTGATTACTTACACTTTGACCCATTAGGTCAGAGTTTAGTTTCTATTCAAGAAATCACTAACGACTTGATTTCACTTGTTCTACAGACTATTGAGCATGGAATCAGCCAGACATTTGCTGACCCCGGAGTGTTGAATTTCGATGCTTACGGTCAGACCGAAACTACTCCAGGTGGAGTCTTTCCGGCTACTCCTAAAACAGGAAAGTCATTAGCCGACGGATTCTTCGAGATGAGAACGGCTACTTTAAGTTCTGAAGTAATACCTTTTTCTACAAATATTCAATCGTTAGGTCAATTAGTTTCTGGTGCTCTCCCATCACTGTTTGGTGGAAGTATGCAAGGAACTGAAACAGCTTCTCAGTATTCAATGTCTCGTGCTCAGGCATTACAGAGACTTCAAAATAATTGGAAGTTATTTACTACAACCTGGAAGACTTTATTTTCCAAAGTTGTTCCAATGTATATTAAGGGTGTTAAAGAAGATGAGAAGGATGTCCAGAAACTCGATGATGGAAACTTCGTTAACGTCTTCATTCGTAAAGCTGACTTAGAAGGTAAGGTAGGTAAGGTTGAGTTAGAGGCAAATGAAAATCTGCCTATGACTTGGTCGCAGATTAAAGACACGGTTATGGAACTCTTCAAGAATGGAAATCCTGAAGTTCTTAAGATTCTAGCCGCTCCTGAAAATATCTCGTTGCTTCATGACGCATTAGGAATTGTTGATTTGTTTGTTCCTAATGAAGATAGCATGATTAAGCAATATGATGAAATTAAGATTCTGCTTGACTCACAGCCAATTCCTACTGGAATGGATCCTGAAACAGGCGAAGAATTCATACCATCTGTTGAAATTGATCCCATCTACGATAATAATGAAGTAGAGTTTGAAATCTGCCGCAAGTGGATTACAAGCGAAGCTGGAAGGCAAACTAAGCAGTCTAATCCTGAAGGTTATATGAATGTATTATTACATGGTAAATTACATTTTACTGAAATTCAAAACGCAATGATGGCGGAACAAATGGCTAGTCAAGAGCAAGGTGCCGCTCCTGGTAAAAAGCCCAATAGCGACTTAGACGCACCCATTAAAAAGGATAGTGATGTCAAGACGAATGTTTAGTTTTTTGTATTCTCCTCCTGATTCTCCTACTGGAGGAACACCGCCTCCTCCTTCAATGGGAAAGGAAGATATTATTGATTTCCTCAGTAGCGATGATGAGTCTGAAGTTATTGATTTAAAAGATTCTAAGAAGGATAAGAAGGAAAATAAAGATGATAAGCAAGATAAATCTGATAAATCTAAGAAATCTGATAAAGAGACTGAAGATTCAGATTCAGATTCAGATTCAGATTCAGATGAAGACTCAGATGAAGATGACGAGCTAAAAGAACTAGAGGATGATTTAGAGGACGATGAAATCGATGAGGAGAAACTTGAATTAGTTACTCCTGTTCGTCGTCGTGAAATCCTCAAGAAGTACCCTGAGCTCTTCAAAGATTTTCCTTATTTAGAGAAAGCTTACTATCGAGAACAGCAATACACTGAACTGCTTCCTACTATTGATGATGCTAAAAAAGCAGTTGAAGCTATTCAAACACTTAACAACTTTGAGAAGGATGTCTTAGAAGGTAATACTAAGACAATCCTAGCTAGTGTTAAGTCTGAAAATCCTAAATCATTTAATAAGATTGTTGATAATTACTTGAAGACTATTGCTGAAGTTGATATGAATGCGTATAATCATATCATCACTAATGTTATTAAGAGTGCTGTTATTAATATGGCTAATTTAGGTAAAAAGAAGAATAACGAAGAATTGACTAAAGCCGCTCAGTTACTTAATGAGATGGCATTTGGTTCCGATGAAATAACGGCTCCTACTAATTACAGTAAAGATACGACTTCTGACGATGAGGAGCATTCCAAGAAAGAATCTGATCTTTCTAGAAGAGAAGAAGCATTTCTTAAGAATAAGCTCTCCGAAGCAGTAGAAGATTTGAATACCCGTGTTAATAATTCGTACAAGTCTACTATTGAAGCTCATATCGACCCAAAAGATTCAATGACGGAATATGTCCGTAAGACTGCAGTTAAAGAAGCAATGGCAAGCCTTGAAACTGCAATTAATAAAGATACTAGATTTAAAAGTCTTGTTGATAAGCTTTGGAAGAAAGCTATTGAAGATAACATGAATAGAGATTCTGTTAATAGAGTTCGTAGTGCATTCCTTGCCAAAGCAAAGACACTGCTGCCTGCAGTCATAAAACAGGCCCGTAACGAAGCTTTAAAGGGAATGGGAAAACGTGTTACTAATGAAGATAAAGAAGATAGAAGTGATGATAGAGAACGTAAGTCTGAGAAACGAGAAAGCCGAACTCCAGATAAATCGGCCACAAAATATGATAAGAACGATCTCAAAGGTAAGACAACTTTAGAATTCTTAATGGAGGACTAATTGTGGCTGTTGTTGAATCTCAGGTTAATGCGTTAGAACTCGAACGCGTTATCCCGAAGATTCGGGTGCTTTTTGAACGCGATGACATGTTCTTCGCGAATATTAAAAAGCGTGACGTTGAGGTAATTTCTCAGCGTCAAATGCGCATTCCTCTTGAATTACGACCTGGCGGATCATTTCAGTATTTTGATCCTAATGGTGGTGATTTAGGTAGGGGAGGCGGCCCGACTTGGGATAAGGCTGTTCTCAATTCAGTGTTCGTTTCTGAGAACATTGAATACACTAAGCTCACTCAGTGGGCAACTGATAACGATCGTAAAGCTATTACTAATGCTGTCAAGCGTCTTACTGCTACAGCATTAGATGAGTTACGGCGTCAGTTAGATTCTCAGCTAATGCAGCCGGGAACTGGTCAGGTTGGTGAAATTGATGCAGTTACAACTTCTGGTGGAGTTGATACATATCAGTTAACACCTGAATTTGGTGCCCGTCTTGTTCGATTTGGTCAGGTTGTTCAGGTATTCAATTCTGCATTAGGTACTAATCGTGGTAAGGGACAAGTTACATTTTGGGATGTGGAGAATTCAGTAATCGAAGTGACTCCTGCTGTAGCCGGTGCTGTGGCTGGAGATGTTTTGATTGTTGATGGTATTATTTCTCCATTATCACTTCCTGCAATGTTTGGTGTTCCTTATCATCACAGTAATGCTTCCGTTGGAACATGGCTTGGATTTTCTCGTGCTAGTACTCCTGAAATTCGGTCTAACCGAGTTAACGGAAATAATAGCGCATTGAGTCTTCCACTTCCTCGGTTAGCAATTAATAAGATTGGTAATCGTGTTGGTATTAATAATAACTTCAAGCCCAATGCGTGGCTTCATCCCTGTCAGAAACAGGCGTATGAGGACATTGGTCAGGCAGTTATTATGATTCAGCAGCAGAATCAGAATAAGTCCGAAGGGGACTTAAATATGTATTTTGATAGGATGCAGTTTGCTGGTGCTCCAGACAAGCCGTCTTATAGCTGGAATAAGACAAGAATTGACTTCGTTTCCGATGAAGTTTGGGGACGGGGAGAAGTTCTTCCTATTGGCTTCTATAAGACTGACGGTAGAAACATCTTCGAGATTCGTAGTTCTACTGGCGGTGTTGCTGCATCGGACATCTTCTACATGGTGGCCGGAATGCAGTTCTTTGTTAATAATCCTGCTGCTACAGCATATATCGATAACCTCGCCATCCCGGAAGGATATCAATAAACATGTCTGGAGCATCTGAGTTAAACGCATATAAATTCAGTCCATTCCAGAGTAATAAGGGTCCAACTCCATCTACAATTGCATCAGCCGCTACCATCGCTCCGGTTAGCTTACTGACGATTGTTACTGGGGTAACTCAGATTGTTAATATCACACCTCCTCTTGAGGGTGAGCATATTCTTTATTTGGTATTTCCTGATGCAATGGATGTTTTCTCTATTGCTGGAAATATTATGGTAGCCGCTAATCCTGGTGTTAACATTCCAGTGGCTATGATTTATAACCCGGCAACAGGCAAATACTATCCGGGTGCTATTAGCTAAATAGTTATAGGTAGCAGGAGTTTAACATTCACCAGTTAAACTCCTGCTACCATATAAAACTTTAAGTAACTAAAAAATGGAACTCACAGAAACGATTGCCAAGATTAACTCTCAACTGAAAGACCTATTTGGTATTGATACAGTTACAGGTCTGCCAATTTGGAGAGTTGTTTGGAGTGAAGACCAATTTGAGCATCGTTTAGGCACTTATGACGATGTTACTGAAAATGGTATATATCTGAGAACTGTAACTGAAGTTCGTTACGTTCCTAAATATCGTCAATGGATTAAAGAGAAGTATGTGCTGGAACGATTAGTAGTTGTTCCAGATATTAATAAGGAAGATTTACCTACAGCTAAGATTTCATACGAGAATCTTTGGACATTTGAAGATAAGAATGGTAATTACCTTCCTCCTAGAATAGATGCGGCTAAATTTGTTATTGATACGGTATATGCTGCTCAGTACGGAACTAAAGATCACTCGTTAAGAAAATATCATGATCCTGAAAACTCTCAAGAAGCATATTTAGAAACTCAGAAAAAGAGAATCGACGGTTTAGTAGAGGAGTTGTTTGGAGAGCAATCCAGTTTAGAAGGCACAACTAAAACTGGGGAATCAATAATTGTGCCCAGGAACTTCGAGAAGGTGCATTGATGGTTGACAGAATGTTACAGTTTTTCCAGTATGCTCATTTACCAGAACATTTACAGGCTGCAAGTAAACCATTCTGTGAATTAGCAGAAAGAATTGTTAATGATTATCCTATGAATCCAGAACGTACAGTTACATTACGTAAATTATTAGAAGCTAAAGATGCGGCAGTTAGGACTCTTCTGTACAAGGAAGGTGTCTAATGGGCATTTTAGGTTTGATTAATGCTCGTAAGAGAACAGTAAGAGCACCGCTCAATCCGGTGGATAAATCTACGATTGTTTCAATTTATCCTAAAAACATTGTTGAGAGAAAATATACTATTGAACCTGGTATATTCAAGATTGCAGCCGGTAGTTTCTCTAAGCCATCAATTTTAGTTGTTGGTTCCTCTTCTTGGTGGAGAGAAATTGACGAAGAACAGCCGTTACTGGAAATTCCTAACTCTTCGATTCAAATTGCCGATTCAGTAGTCAAGGACTTCTGTAATGGATTACTTGGATGTAATATGGGTTCTTCCATGCCTGGTTTATTTTGGATTCCTAGTGAACTCACTGTAGAAGATGTTATCAAGAATCATATGGGAGCCATGTTAACGGCTAAGGCTAAACAAGATACATTCTATAATGCACTAATTAAGTTAGCAGATACAATGTGGGCTAGAACTAACGGAAATCCACTTGTCATTGCTGATGATATGCGTATTGCGGCTAAGGAAATGAACGTCCATGCAGGTAAGCCGTGGATGAAAGATTTCACTATTACTACAGAGATGTCCAAGTGTCCTGCTTGCGGCTATCTGATGAATACAGATTATCCAATTTGCGGTAACTGCAAGACAATTGTTAACGTTGAAAAGTATAAAGCTTTAACTATGCAGTCTGTTGATGTTCCAGCTCCTAGCTTTTAGGCTCCAACAATTCAGTAGGGAGAAGCAGTGGCCTACCCAGACATAACTAGCGGAAGCGTCATGGATAGAGCTGCTGCTCTAAATAATGATCCGTCGAAGACTATTTATCCATATATTAAGCAGCTTCCACTACTAAACTCAGCTTTGCAAGAACTTCAGGAACTCTTTGAATTGAATGATGTTCCTGTGACTGCTACTGTCTCCACTGAAGTAACAGTATTATCTGGAACAACTGAAATTGGGTTTGCTCCAGATGTACCAGTCGTAAATACTCCATATCTTCCATCTGATTTAGTAGAACCTAGAGTTTTATGGGAGAGGCAAGCAGGAATTGATCCTTATATTCCTATGACTAAGCTTGATACCCTCCCGAGATGGCAGCAAGGGGTAGAGGTTCAACAGCTTATCTGGTATACTTGGCAAACTCAGAAAATTAAATTTTTATCAGCCAATCAGGATAATGATATTAAAATGGATTATATCAAGTTCTTATTCGCTCAGTTTACTAGTACAACTGGAGCAGATAATATTTCAGTGATCAACTCTAGGGGATTCTTAGAATATAGAACCGGAGCTTTAGTTGCTGAAATGCTTGGTGAGAATCCAACACGAGCACAAAGTTTAAATGGTAATGCAGTTTTAGCACTTGATAGAATTGTAGGTATTGGTTCTAAGGGCAGACAAAATATTATGATTAGGCGTAGGCCATTCAGAAGCTCATTTAAAAGACGTACATATAGTTAATTACTTTACCTCTGGCAAGCTTAGCTTGTTGGTCGTAATGCGACTGGAGGAGTCAGATGAGTAATGTTGGTTTTTGGCGTGAGATTAAGCAGGATGCTAGGGATATTAATATTCAAAGTAATCGGCTTGGTAAAATTGGTCGACCGTGGTATATCTTTCCTCAAGGCAACGGACCACGTGGCTCCTTTGCTAATTTCACTGATTTAGCTCCTAATCTTAGAAGTAGGGATATTATTATTCTCGGTGGAGTATTGCGTGAACAAGCTGTAGCTCCATTAGATGTTTATGATGTTACTATCTACGGAGCCGCTAATAGTCCACGTCAGGCTACAACTGGTACTGGTGGAATTCCTGCTAATGGCACACCTACAGGTGGTGGAGCATGTTGGCTACCTCCTGCTACTGGTGCTGTTGCAGGACAAGCTCTTATTGAATTAAGAGCGGCTGGTTGGGCATTTGAGAATATTGAATTTACTCCTCATAATGGCTCAGCAGCTATTCGTACTACTAGAAGTGCTGTTGTAGATACTATCGATGCCTCTCATCTTAGTGTTGTCAACTGTAACTTTGCAGGTAATGGTGGAACTACACAAAAGGGCATTGAAGATAACGGAGGATGTGGTTATGTTTCAGCTTATGGTTGCAGATTCGATACTCTTGCAGGGACTGCAATTATTGGATTGAATACAGCGGCTGCTATCCCACGTAGTTGGTTAATCGAAGCCTGTAAGTTCTTTCAGAACGGTAGCGATATTGTTATGTCGTTGAACTTTGCTGAGATTCTGAGGAATGATTTCTTCAGCCTCACAGGTGCAGGGCAGAGAATCAATACTATCGCATTAGCTGGACAGGGAGCTAGCAATCACGTATTATTCAATCAGTTTGCTGATATCAATACTGACATTACTCCCACTGATGGTTATACTGGTTCTACTACTGATGTGTGGAATAATTACTCTAGAGCAACGGCTGCTCTTATTGTTGTTTCGCCACCAACATAATGCCTATTAAAATTGAAATTGAAGGTATTGAAGACTTCAGGGAGTTTATTTCTCTTATTCGTAGAAGGGATGTAAGTCTTGAAGAAATTAAAAATCTTACTAAAGAGCTTAATACATCTAGTAATGAATTGGAAGAAGCAATCAATGCGCAGAAAAAAGGAGTGTGATATGGGAAATCCGGTTATTGCTAGTTTGAAGGATGCTGTTGATAAGTCTGAAGGTGTTATGGCTTCAGCAACAGTTCTCATCAATGGATTTGCTGCTCGTCTGCAGGCTGCCATTGATCAGGCATTAGCTAATGGGGCTACAGAAACAGAACTTCAGCCGTTCTTTGATGAAGTTACTGAACTGAATACCAATGCCGATGCGTTAGCGGCTGCTGTTGCTTCTAATCCTTAATTAGCTTTTTATTCTTTGGCTACTCTGTGAAACTTCGTTTTAATGTCTGACCGACGCTGCAATGAAGTGTAGCAGAGTAGCCAAATAAATATCATGAAACTGAGAGATCACGAACCAATCGTCATCGATAAATTTAATGGGTTATGGCAGCGTGGAGACGTTGACAACACTCCATTAGATCATTTCTCTGACTGCGAAAATGTTAAATTCGTAGGAGACTCATCATTTAGAACTAGGGATGGAATCGGAATTAGCCAAGATGTTTCAGTTCCTTTATCGAATGTTAAACGTATTTATAACTATCCAACACAAACTGCCAATACTTTAATTGTATTAATTGTCGATGGAGATGACGGTAAGATTTATCATGTAGTTAATGCAACTACTGTTTTTGGTCCTATTCTAACTGTAGCAGGAATGACTGATTTTGCATTTCTTCCTGTTAATGGTAGAGCATACTTAAGTCCCTTTACGTCATTTCAAGATACTAATGGATTAAATATTGAAAAGGGACTGGAGGATGAATTTTTATATGTTTATATGGGAGATGGAACTCCTGCACGTAAAGCTGGTGGCACTCCTATTACTGGATTAATGACATTATCGAACGGGGCGGCTGGTAATACTGATCCAGGGTTTCATTTATTCGGTGTAGTAGGTGAGACTGATAGTGGTGCATTCATTGCACCAGGTGAGATTACAGGATTCACAACGGCTGAATTCTTCTCTGTTAATTTTGTTAACATTCCAACAGGTGATGCTACTATCGTTAGGCGTCATATTGTTGCAACAAAAGTAGTAACTACATACGATAATAATCCATTTGGGTTTGATTTCTTTTTCATCCCGAACGCAACTATTAATGACAATGTTACTACTACATTAAGTAACATTTCATTTTTTGATTCTGAATTAATCGAAGATGCTTCATATTTGCTTGATAATTATGTTAATATTCCAGCCGGAGCTGTATTAGCTGGTTATAATAGTAGATTAGTACTCTGTACAACATTTGATGATATTTCAATTGGATTAGTTTCAACTATAGGTGAACCAGAATCCATTAGCCAGATTGATGGGATTATTATTGTTCCTCCTGATGGAAATCCAATTACCAACGCTTGTGAGCTACGTGATGTTTTATATGTAATGAAGCGTAGCAGAACTGTCTCATTTACTGATAATGGTGATGCTCCTTCTTCTTGGCCTTTAGTTCCAATTGATACAGCTTTAGGAACTTGTATTCATGGAATTGCAACTGTTCTTGACTCTGGTGGATCTAGCGTTGATTATCTCATCGTTGCTACCTATCAAGGTATTGTACTGTTTAATGGTCGTTACATTAATCCTGAACTCTCATGGAAAATAGAACAGTATTGGAGAGATTTAAACAGGAATGAATTTCGTAAAATTCAAATTATAAATGCTCCTATTCAAAAAGAAGTTTACATAGTTCTTCCAACAAGAGCTTTATTAGTTGCTAATTATGTTAATGGCTTTGACCCGAAGAAGATTAGATGGGCTCCCTGGACTTTTTTAATGGGAATTAATACTGTTGCAATATATAATATTAATGAAATTATATTAGGAGCTGATTAATGCCTGGAACTTTTATAATTAGACCAACATCTATTATATCAGGCGGAGTGCCAGTTAGGGTAGGTGGTGTAGCTCCATTTGCAGGTGGATGGGAATCTAATACTGGAACTTTACAATCTATTTTAGATGCATTGCTTAGTGATGTTGATATAGAGAATCTTGTTGGAAGTATGATTCTCCAAGCAGCAAATGCAACTTTCACAGATACTATTCGATTAAGTTTAGGTGGTAATTCAATTTACTTAGATGGCAGTCTAGCACCTATAGATCTTACATCTTTACCGGCTGGATTTATTGTAACAGCCGCTAGTTTAATGATACTTGCTGATTTTATTCCCCCACCTCCATATCCTCCAGTGGATGGGACATCAACTTTTAATATACAGCAAGCTACTGGTAATAATGGAACATTAAATGCTGATACTTTTGTATACTTTCCAATTTTAGGCATCGCAGATATGCTTGGAAATGGAATAGGATTAAAAGTAGATTTACAGGTAGATAGTGGAGGTACCGGAGATCCTGTAGTAGGTATATTTTATAATTTTAGGATAGAAGGAACATACGATACACTTCCTTTTGTTTGGACAATTGATACACCTCCTCCTATTAACCAGGGAGATTGTATCACAATGACATCAGACCCATTAGACCCTAATGCTCTGATATTTACTGATTTAACAGATTTTACATTTTCTTATACAGATAATGATGGAGTTACTCAAACTGGAGTCCCTGAGAGTATAGTAGCAACAACAAACAGTTTAGTATTCTGTTTACCAGTAGGATTTGACCCAACTGCTGATGGAGTTACATTTAATGCTATTCTTGATGCAACTCCCAGTCCTATCCCGATTGTATTAGGAACTTTAGCAGTTTTACATCCAAATACTTCAGGAATTTATACATTAACTTTAAATAAGACTAATGATACATTATATGACAGAGATACTGATGATACTGTTGATGTGAAAATTCCAAATCCGTTTGTGAGAACAGGTTACGTTGGAGGTTAACAATGAGTAATTCTTCATTTAATGGCGAATTAATTCATTTTAATGGAACTCGTATGCGTGTTACTGGTTCTGGATTCTTACAGTTATTTTTAAGGTCACTAGATGATGTAAATAATATTCAATTAGCTTCAATTACACTACAGAATTCTACAAATAGAGAACCTTTTGTGCTTGCAAACTTTATTGACCAGAATGCGCAATTGGAGATTAAAACTACAGGTATAGATGAAGTGTTTAATATCAGTAAGATAACTATTTATGTTAAACCAATGGCCACAGGATATCCGATGTAATGGTAAATTATGGCAACATCTAAAATAACTGACCCTACTAGATTATATGCTTTATTATTAAATACAGGATTACAACAAAAGGATAATGCTTTATATCAAGTAATTTATCAGCTAATCGGGCAACTTCTTAAACTCACTCAAAATGCTAACACTTCTTCAAGCAGTAGTTCATCCATAGTTAATCAGAATATAATTATTCAACAATTACTCGATAGCGGCTCTTCCGTACTAGGTTTAGATGATAATATTTCAATTCCCGGTCCAATAGGTTTACAAGGATTAACTGGATTACAGGGTCCAGTTGGTTTTAATGGTGATAATGGAGAAGATGGTTCTCCCGGTCCTCCTGGTATTAGAGGACAAGATGGTATCGCAGGAACATCAGGACAATCTGGACCTCCTGGATTTGGTATAGATGGAGAAGATGGTGATTGTTTTATAGCATTACCAGGTCCACAAGGTAATCCTGGAATTGCTGGTGCTGCTGGTCCAGCCGGAGTTACTTTATTTCCTACTGACGGTATAGATGGAGATGAAGGTATACCTGGAGTTGCTTTTTTATCTAATTTACCTTTAATTTCTCGTGGGGGAATTGCTTCTGACGTTATAAACTTTGTTGTTGCAGAATCTATTGTAGCAAGTGTCAGTTTACAAATTCGTCCAGGAGATACAATCCGATATGAATTATTTGGTAATATTACAAATACTACTGGTGGCAATAGGAATTATACTCTTGGAATTGGTATTAGTGGTGTTGCTGGTGCCAGTTTCAGTGGTGGTTTAGTTGCAACTGCTTCAAATATACCAGTTCATATAATTGGTTATATGGGTTGTCATTCTACATCTCTTATCTACGTTAGTGCAATGGGTGAAACAGCTCCAATAGGAGCTGCTGGAACTGCAATTACTGGAGTTCCTCGTGCAGTTTGGAATACACAAGCTATTGACATTACAGGTATTCAGACTTGTAGTATTACAGTTCATTCTGATGCAGCCGGTAATGGTAGTACATTACATGTTGCTGGGTTTTCAATTCAAAAGATTAATGTTCCTTAGGAGAGAAAAATGGCAGCTAACAAAACAGCTAGATTTGGACCAGTAGCATTAACAAATACTCTTACTACTAATATTCTTAATCCAGCAACAGCGGCTGGAGGTGTTAATGCTGGTGCTTCAGCGCAATATATTATCTTAAAACATATTCGTATTGTTAATAAAACTAGTGGTGCTGTAACCTGTTCATTCTGGTTAGGTGCTACAGGTGCTAATACTGCTGGAACTGAAGTAATTGGTCAGGGATTATCTGTTCCTGCTAATAGCTATGTTGATTGGTATGGACTTCTGCGCCTTGATGCCGCTGACTTTTTAGTTGGTGGTGCTTCTGCTAATACCAGTCTTAGTTTCGAAGGTGAAGGAGAGATTGGAGTATCAGGTTAGTCATGGTTAAAATCAAACCTGGAGTTCAATTTACTAAAATATCTGCTTCTGGTTATGTAATTCTGGAAGCTATTAAAAGAACCTCTAAGTTTCTAAATATTGACTTAACTATCACATCAGCATGTGAAGGAATTCATTCAGGTTTAACCGATCCTCATTATCTTGGTGAAGCTTATGATGTTAGAAGTAAAGATTTAGATGATAAACAGATAATTCTAGATCATATTATGAGTATACTAGATAAAGATAGATTCTACAGCTCCTTAGAGTCTCCTGGAACTATGAATGAACATTTTCATATTCAACGTAAAAGAAATACAATTTTTACGATTGAAGAGTTCTTAGCTGAATAACATGATTACTCGTTCTCTACAATCAAGGGACATTGAAGTCATTCGAAGAATCCATGAAAGATACTTTAGAGAAGAGTTTGAGTTTAGCTACTTTTCAGATTTAATGGCATCCTTCGTTGTAGTTGATGATGAGGATAATATAATTATAGCTGGTGGTGTTAAACCAATTGCCGAGTCTATTCTTATTACTAATAAAGATTATAATCTAACTAAGATTGGACGTGCGTTAATGGATGCAATGGAAATATCATCCTATATTGGGCGTAAATTTAGTTTTGACCAATTACATGCTTTTATTCAAAATGAATCATTTGGTAATCATTTAATACAGCATGGATTTAGAAATACAAGGGGAAAGTCTTTAGTTTTGGATTTGAGGTGAGATAGGTTATGGCAAAAGGCGATAATAAAGTTGCAAGTCAGGGATATAGAGATATCGCCTCTACTGGCGGAGTCTCATCTCAAGATCAGCAAAATCTTAGAGCTAGAGCATTCAGTCCTATTAAAGCAGCTTACTCTAATGCTATGATGAATATTAATCGCCAGAAAGGTTTACAGGGAGGATATTCTCCTAATTATGGTGCGTTACAAGCTAAATTAGCTAGAGATCAGAGTCAATCAATGTCTGATGCTTCAAATAATATCAATACTGATTTATCCCAAATGATTCTAGGTAACAAGATGAAAGGTTTAGAAGGATTGAATGTTACTGCACAGCATAAAGGTCCATTAGGTCAGATCGCTGAAATTGGTAGCATGGCAGCCGGGGGCATCGGTGCCCTCATGAAGCACTAATATGGATTTATTTCAGTCTCTCAGACTTAAGAATTTATTTGGTAACTTAGCTGATGATCAACCATATCAGCCTGGTATTAACGAAGATATGTTACCTACTACAATTGGTCAGCCAGCCGGTCCTGCGCCAAATACAGCAGAAGGAATGGCTAACTTTCCTATTCAATTAGGAGATCCCCCATCTACCCCGTTAGTTAATATGTCTAATCTTAGTAATCCTCAGCCACAATCTGAGCCTACTATGATGGATCACTTTTCTGAGTTATTATCACAGTATCCTAAAAGAGAAGACTATCACCCTTCACTGTTAAGGCAAATTGGTGGCACTTTAGTGGGTGCTTTCAAAGGTGCTGATGAGGGAGCGGCTGCGATTAATGCTCCTTTTGAACATAAACTAACTGATTGGAAGAATAAACTTAATCCGGAATTTCAAGCTTCCACCCTTAAACATCAAACTAATGTTCTTGAAAATACAGCTAGGCATCAAACTGAGACTGAGAAAGCAACTAAAGAAGCTCAAGATCTGAAAGATAAGACTCAGGCTGAAGCTCAGACTCTAAAAGATAGAATTCAAGTAGCCAAGGAAGATAAAGATGCTAATGATTTAAAAATTAAACAGAAAGAAGTTGACCTTAAAGAATTCAAAATTAAGCATCCAGATTTAGAATTTCAGAAAATTAATGACGGAAGTATTTATGTGTTTAATCCTGCTACTGGCGAACATCAGAAGATTGCTGAGCCTCACGAGCTTTCTCAGACTGCAGAACTTGAATTAACTCATAAATTCAAGATGGCAGAGATTGATGAAACTGGTAAGAATAAATTAGCTTCTCAGAATAATAAAGGCTGGAGTCCTGTCATTGTCCCTGATGGTAAAGGCGGATATAAATCTATCTTACTCAATCAGGATACTGGTCAAATGAAAGACTTAATTGATACCGAATTATATAAGCCAGCAAATATGCCTACTAAGGCTGATGAAGTTACTAATCAAACTAAGACTATGATGGAAGGTGCTAAGATGCTTCTTCCCCATATTTCTGACTTAAGAAAGCAGGCTGCTGATTTAGATAAACGCGGACTGTTCGGACCAGTTATGAGTCGCATTCGTGAGTTAGCAGCTAAGGTTGGTACAACTGGTAGTCCTGAAGAGGTTGAGAATTCATTAAATACTTTCAGTGATATTATTACTAAAGATCCCAAATTAAACAATGATGCTGCTGTAGGTCAATTCATTACTAATCTTGGTTTAATGACTTCTGGTATGGGTAGAGTTCATGGTGGTGCAAGAGGTGGTGGCTCTATTGAAATGATTAAATACTTAAAAAGTCTCTTAAGCTCAGAAAGCACTTTAAGTATGTTTAATGGTAGATTGAATACTGTAGATAGTTATTTAAAGGGCTATGCAAGTGGACCTAAAGGTAACACCAACAATAACTCTAAAATTGATGCTGCACTTGACAAAATCTTTGGGACGGTGAAGTAATGCCTGATAAGTTAATGTCTCAAAAAGACTTCTTAGCTAAACTTAAAGCAGAAGTTCCTGAGCTGAAAGATATTGATGATAATCAATTAATGATGGAAGTATTTAATCGTAAACCTGATCTTAGAAGTAGAGTAGAAAATCCTTTAGCTGGTGATGCCTCTGCTCAAGCAGCTCAAGAGAAGGCTCAGAGTAGAGCTACTACTTTTGCAGGGCATCCTAAACTACAGCAAATTGCTAAAGGATTACTTGATACTATTCCGGCAGTGGGTGGTATGTTAGGAGGAGCGGCTTCTACACCAGAAACATTTGGTTTAGGAACATTACCGGGTGCAGCTTTAGGTGTTGGTGCAGGCAGGGGTTTGAGAGATTTAATCTCGGAAGGATTAATGATTGAACCTAAATCCAGTCCAATTCAGAAAGCTAAGAATATCGGTATGGATACTGGGTTAGCGGCTATCACTCCTGGAGTTATGACTGCTGTAGGTAATCCTATCAAAACGGCTAGAATGGCAGCCGGTGCTTTGTCTAGCGCCGAGAATGCTATTATTCCTAAAGGCTTAAGATCATTTGTTAAGATGCCATTTCTTGAAGATTTCGCTCAGGGTGGCAGACCTAAAATTACTCCTAGTATCTCTAACTTTGCCGATGAGGCATCTTCTGTCGCAGGAGAAGTTGTACCCGAAGGTAATATTGTTAATGGTAAGAATGTAACTGAAGGTGTATTTAAAGATTATACTCCTAATCCTATGCCTAAGAATCCTATGCTTAGTAAATCAAATGTTAATTATTCCGGTCCTTCTCCGACTCCTAGAATGTTACCGGCTGGAGAAGAAGATTTAATATTTAGGCAATCAGTAGCTAAGAATGTAGGAGATAACTTATCAACTAAAGCTCCCTGGCAAACTGAAGATTGGATAAATAAAATTCTTGGTATTGAACCTGAAGGTGATTCTCTAAATCGTATTCTTCAGGAGCAAAGATCAATGAATAAAGGTGGGGCTATTAATCTTGGTGGGAAGTTACCGTACAACAATGTCAGATAGGAGAAATCAATGATTAGTCTGATTTTCACTTTAGCTCTTGCTGGATTGATTGTTTATTTAATTGTTACTTACATTCCTATGCCTTCGATATTTAAGACTGTAATATATGTTATTGTTGCTATCTGTTTAATTGTTTATTTAATGAGAGTTTTGGGAATTGGAGATGTTCCTATTCCTAAATTATGATTGTTGTGGCGATCCCAACAAAGAATAAAGATAATTTATTCTTTTATACCGGACACGTCTACGCTTGGCTTTGAATCTTCTTCGCTTGTTCAAGTCTTTTAGTCCTTTTAGCGATAGATCTCTTTACTAGACACTCATTACAAGATGATACACTATTGTGACTAATATCATTTACTCCACATCTTGTACATAATCCTCTAGCTATTTGCCTTCCTATCCATCTTTTCTGCTTAGTTTTTGTGTTTTTCATTAACTTACTTTAATAGATTTAACATCTTTAAAGTAGAATGAATGCATTACTTTAATACCTTTTATTAATGATTGAGCTGTAACAATAATCATATCTTCGGTGAATTCAATATTAACCTTACCGTGAAATTCAAAAATGAAATCTTTGTCGTTTCTAACTGTTGTGATTTTTGTCATAATGGTGCCGAGTGTCGGAATCGAACCGACAAGGTATTGCTACCGTGAGATTTTAAGTCTCATGCGTTTGCCTATTTCGCCAACTCGGCTTCCCTTATTATTTTATTGTTATTGTACGATTTGAAGTATTATAAGTTGGTGCTTTATTTGATCCCAGAAACTTATCTATGTATTCTTGCATGCAAAAATAACTACAGAAATAATTATATCTTATGACTGTATTCTTATCATTTTGAATAGTTAACATATATTTATTGGGTATACTTTTTGACCCACATTTAGAACAAGATAAACAAGGACTTAATTTTGTAACATTATCTGATTCATCTTCAACTGAATTTTTAACAGAAGTTCTGTATCCACCCCACAAAGCTGAGTAATTAGCTAAATCAATAAACGTATCTTCTACTGTCTCATTATTTGGAGTCTTATTCTCAGATAATAAACTTCCTAGCCTAGCAAGTTTAGTTCCGATCAACGTAGCAAACGCAATATCTATTGGGTCTTTAAACCAACTAGCTATAGTTCCGCTACGTTCAAAGTTCTCATACCTATTCTTAGTTGGGTCTGTAGCATAATCAACTTGTTTCTTTTTGATTATCTCTAACCCTTGCTGTAAAATCGCTTCTGGTGTCATTTTATCTTTTCGTCTTTCCAGGAGAAATAAATTTACTATGTAATTTTTTATCTTTTATTGTGTCAACCAATATGAATGTATACATTGCTAAAAGAATTCCAGACCAAATTTCTATAATATGATATATCATACTTTTTCTCCTTTAATATTCCACCTAGTAATTTCAACTCTATTAACTTCTTTTAACTGAGATTCATGAGCAATATAAGCTATCATTTCATCATATTCATGATCTGTAAATGTTTTATGTCTGATAATAAATCCATCTTTAGTATAACTAACTATTTGATATTTCATTTTCTCTCCTCAGTTATTATTTGTATTACAGAATGAGGTTCTGTATCTAATGTATAACCACCAATTCTACCATTATAGATAGTTATTTCAATAGGTTTATCAGCATAGATTTCGAATCCCTCATTATTTGGTAGAGTTTTAATATGAGATGGCCCAATTATTTTGAATGATACTTTGTGGTTCATTAGTATTTTTTACCGTCTGCTTTCTTACGAGCTTCTAAAGTGTGATCTTTTCTAATAGAATTAAACTTCATCTTCTCTTCAAATATCTGACCAAATTCAGGAATTAATGCACCAGCAATATCAAATAAGCGAATAAATGTATCTACTACTTCGACATCAAACATTTTACGGTGTGGGAGTTTATCATCCATTAAATTCTTACGGTGTCCTTCCATTGCTTCAGATAACTCACTAACTGAAAGCATAAGAAGTTCACCAATATTACGTTTAATAGGAAGACCCGTCTCTAAATCAAGCCACCATTTTGAGTTAGCTGAATTAACTCTTGCTGCAATCATATTCAAAGATTGGGCATCATTAATCATTATTCAATCTTTCCGTCATTAGTATTATCCAACTTAGCTTTCCCATCTTTAGTAATCTTACCGCCTTTAGCACCTGCTAATCTAGCAGTTTCAGAATTCCACTCATAAGCCTTGCCTTTCTCGTGAGCAGACTTTCCTCCCTTAGATGCAATCTCTTTACGTCTTTCAGGAGTTAATGATCCAAATCCTCTTTCACTCATGCTCATTTTCTAATCTCCTAAATGGAACTTTAGATTCCTTAGCTGAACGCTCGCTAGATTGAATATTCTTAATCATTTTAATTTCAACTTCTAACTCTCTTAAATCCATAGCAGCATCGGCTACTGCATGATAATCTTTCTCATTTAACTTCATAATAATATATTCATGCATAGCTCTACGTTCTAGTTCTAGTTTCTCTAATGTCACTGAATCCTCTCCACTTCATGATTTTTCTAGTTACTTCAATCTTCTTTAACTTTTCGTAACTTACATATTGATGTTGTAATAAATCTCTTAGAGCCTCAACCTCATCTTTATCCAAGATTAAATATTGAGTATGACACCAACATTCACAATCAGAATGATCTAAATCACCATCTTTAGTACATTCAAAGTGATTATTATCTTGACAGGATTCAGATTTAATCATTTCTTTCTGCTCTCAATGTACTTAACATAGTTTTCCTTCGGTTCTCCAGCAAGACGAATTAGCCAGTCCTGATTACCATTAATCTTATTACGTTGAATCCATCCAAGTTCTAGGAGATTCTCAATAATCTGATCAAGACTAAATGTGTTAACTGTTCCGTATCCACGGGATAATAATACTCGTTTAGGCAACTCTTGATTATCAGCCGCAATTAGAAAATCTAGAATCATTTTAGTCGGAGCGGCTAATGGGTCTGGTCCTCTACCTTCAGTCGTTCTACGAGAACTGTAAACTAACTTAGTGATTCTATCAATGGCTTCTTCCATGTGAGCGGCTGAAATCTCACCGGTTAACTCATCTTCAGCTAATGAAAGACACATACCTACTTTAAGTATATGATCTGGAACTCTATTGAGGAAGCCTGTCTTATCGTATGTCTGTTTCTCTCTCCACTGTCTACGAAACTTATTAAATACTAACCTAGCATCATCATTAGGAATTAACCGTCCTTTATGCTTACCTATCTTTTCTAAGTGAGGACAGTATTTAGGAACGATATACTGTTCAAATTTATCATCTAGCTGTTTATCGTCTTTTTCGTCAAGTAAATCTACATTACGTGCTCGAACTTCTTCATAGATAATAAGATTTCTGCCAATATATCCACCCTCAATATTAACTTGGGGAATCGAATCATAAAAGTGTGCTGGTGAACTTCCAAACAAAGCTGTTATATAAGGGTATTTGAGCTTTTCAGCACCGTCACCCTTTAATAGGTTTGTCCACTCAGGTTTATCATGTCCATCATATAAATCAGTAAGAATTGTTAAGCTATCTGGGTCTTGAATAATTGCAGTACTTAATTCACCGTTAACAATAAATCCACGACTATCAGTGATCATCGGTGCGCCTTCAATTGTTTTTGTAGTGGCTAATTCTTTTACGATTACTTGGAT